ATATCTATTGTTGTTGGTGCAGGAGCTGCTTGGTTTGGTCTTTACACTAATTCATCTAAGTCTAAGAGTGACTTTAGCAAAGGAGGTAAGTAGTGAGCTACAAGTTTAACGAAGATAGTATACTACAACAAATAGAAAAGTATGTAGATAATACGTATGAGAGACACTATGCAGGCGGTAAGTACCAAGCAACTGATATGATAATAGACTCAGGACACGGAGAAGGATTCTGTATGGGTAACATTATGAAGTATGCTATGAGATGTGGTAAGAAAGATGGATCAGATAAACAAGAAGATTTATTAAAGATTATTCATTACGCAATAATAGCTATATATTTAGGAGACACGGATGATTGAAGATAAGATAGGCACGAAGCCTTACTTAGGAATAGTAATAGACTACGACAAGGAAAAGAAATTAGATAAGTTTAGTTTAGATACATTAAAGGATAGGTATTTTTGGGAAAATGAAACACATGCACAAGAAGCTTTAGCTAGAGCTAGTGTATTTGGTGCAACATATAAAGGAGAGACTGACTTCGACTTGGCTCAAAGACTTTATCAATACTCTTCTGATCTATGGTTTATGTTTAGTACTCCTATACTTAGTAACGGAGGAACAACTCGTGGGCTTCCTATCAGTTGCTTTCTAAATTATGTGCCTGATAGTAGACGAGGGCTTTCTGATCATTATGATGAGAACATATGGCTTGCTAGTTCAGGTGGTGGTATTGGTGGTTATTGGGGAGATGTAAGAAGTAATGGTGTGTCTACTAGGCAAGGCTCTAGGTCTACAGGATCAATACCTTTTATGCACGTTGTCGATTCTGAGATGTTAGCTTTCAATCAAGGCACAACCAGGAGAGGTAGTTACGCAGCTTACTCTGATGTATCCCATCCTGAGATTGAAGAGTTCGTTAATATGCGTAAAGAGTCAGGTGGAGATATAAATAGAAAGTGTTTAAATATTCACAATGCAGTTAACATAACTGATGAGTTTTTAGAGGCCGTTAGAAATGACGAGGAGTGGAGGTTAATTGATCCTAAGTCGGGTGAAGCTGTTAAAACAGTAAGTGCTAGGGATTTATGGTGGCAGATGCTAAATGCTAGAGCAGAAACAGGTGAGCCTTATATGGTCAACATTGACAGATGTAATGAGTTCTTACCACAAGGACAAAAAGATTTAGGTTTAAAAGTAAACCAAAGTAACTTATGTTCTGAAATAGTATTACCCACTAATGAAGAAAGGACGGCTGTGTGTTGTTTATCTAGTGTTAATTTAGAACACTTTGACAAATGGAAGAAAGATGAACAGTTCATAGACGATTTAATAACTATGCTTGATAATGTGTTGGAACATTTTATCGAAGCAATTGTAGACACTTCATTATTAGGTGGATACAATGCAAACTTTAAGAGGTTTAAAAATTATGTTAAAGAAGAAAAAGAAGGAATGGTTAAAGCAGCTTATTCAGCTTATAGAGAGAGGTCGTTGGGTCTTGGAGCGATGGGCTTTCATGCTTTTCTCCAAAGTAAAAACTTACCCTTCCAAGGTTTACAATCAACTAGCAACAACCATATCATGTTTTCGCACATCAAAGATAGGGCGGTGGAAGCTACCCGAAGACTTGCCGAAGAACGTGGTGAAGCTCCTGATATACACTCTAGTGGGCATCGCAACTCTCATCTTTTGGCTGTTGCTCCTAATGCCAGTAGTTCTATTATATGTGGTGGTACTTCCCCTAGTATTGAGCCATATCGTGCTAACGTATATACGCACAAAACTCTCTCAGGTTCGTACCAAGTACGAAATAGATTTTTAGAGAGGCTACTTAAAAAGAAAGGATTGAATGTAGAGGAAAGAGAAAAACTATGGAAAGATATTACAGGTGCTAAAGGATCAGTACAAGAACTTGATATATTAACTGACCAGGAGAAAGAAATATTTAAGACTGCCCCTGAGATAAATCAAATATATCTAGTTGAACACGCTCACATGAGACAGGATTACATTTGTCAAAGCCAAAGCGTTAATCTTTTCTTTACTATGCCGAAGGCCACAGAGCCTCAAGAAGTACACAACGATTACTTACAGTATGTAAATGATGTTCATTGGTACGCTATGAATAAACTTAAATCTTTGTATTACTTTAGATCAGATGCAGCTAGGTCTGCTGAGAATGTTAATGTAAAGATACCAAGAATTAACTTAGAAGACACAGAATGTTTAAGCTGTGAAGGATAAAAAAAATGAAAAAGAGGATACATGTTAATCAACATAATATTAAATATAATCAAAAACACAATACTAATAAGCCTGTTATAACAGTTAAAACTTATAAATCTAATACTTACACAAATGAAGTTTTTATTAACGGAGCAAGTAAAGTTATTTATAGACCAACAAAACCTTTAAGTTGTGGAGCAAAAGTTTGGATTGAAACGGAAGCTGAAGTTGAATGTTTAAGCTGTGAAGGATAACACTATGGAATTAGATACAGACGAATTGAATTTACAAGTACATAATCTACCTGCCGTTGTGATGTTAGAGGCTACTCTTCCTGACAAATTAATTAATGATTTAAATGAGTACTTAGATGAATATAGAGAAACAGCAGAAAAGAAATCACTTGCTCATACTTTAGTAGGACAGATTCATCAGGGAGAACAGCTACTGATGGATCACAAGCATGACCTACTAAAAGATTACTACCAGTTTATTACGAACATGGGAGTAATGTACCTACAAGCCTTTGGAAATACAACAGGACACTTCCACAAAAATAAAATGATAGATATAGACGAACTGTGGTCAGTACACAGTTATGAAGGAGACTATAATCCTATACATGATCATGGTACTAAAACTTTAACAGGTATATCATGCACGACATGGACTAAAGTACCTGAACAGATTGGTAAACAAGGTGATGCTAAAACTCCTCAAGACTTTTCTTTATACAATGACTCAGGAGCATGTGACGGCTTCTTAGCATTTACTTATGGACGTAATGAGATTATGAATACTCAGAGATTAAGACCACCACAGTCTTGTTCAATTCAACCTGTAGTAGGGAAGCAACTTATGTTTCCTTCATGGGTACAGCACATGGTCTATCCTTTCTTTGGGGAAGGAGAGAGAAGAACTGTAGCTGCTAATTTAAATTGTTGGGATGTCGAACCCAAAGGAGAAGAATATGAAGACACTAAATGAAGGTGATACCTTATATGAAAGTAAGTATGATGCACTTACAAAACTGTACGAAGGACAGGTAGCTGTAGCTAAAGCAGAGCTATATGTTTACTTCTCAACCTCAGTAGGTGTAGCAGAACACCCTGAATTAATTACTTCGATGGATAGTTTAATGGATAAACTAACTGCTGCCGAAGAGAAACTTAAATCATTACAGAACAATTTCTAATGGCAAATAATTTTAAAAGTTTTTGCAGTCGTATGTGGTTGGACCATTGTGACGAGAACTCAGCCTTTGGTGCGATAAAATTAACTGAAGAAGAATATATTAAAACTTATAACGAATGGCTACTTGAAAAGTATGCCGAACAAGTGGAGGAAAGAAATGATATATAGAGAAAATTGGTATAATTTAAAAATGACTATGCCAAAATTACCTGAAATTTTAAGTAAAAAAGATATTCCTATATTAGAGGACATGATTGATATACAAGAAAAATTAGCTAAAATAGAATCACATGAATATGCAACTAATGATAAAATGTATATGTCTGATCCTGAAAACAGACATCTTTATAGACTAAAAGTATTAAAAAAATTCTTGTTGACTGATCAAAAAATTCAATTAGATTACGCAAACACAGCAGGTTTAATATTAATTAATAATAAATATATTGCCAGTTTAAGTAATAATAAATGGAGAGTCAAAGGAAAAAATAAATGGTATTGGTATAAAAATCCTCAACAATTAGTTGATAAGTATATTATAAGGAACAACACATGAGCTTACTAAGCACACGAAATTATTACAAACCTTTTGATCATCCTTGGATGTATGATTACTGGGATTTACAAACACAAATGCATTGGTCTCACAACGATATACCATTATCAACCGATGTAAAAGATTGGAATACTATTTCAGATAGTGAAAGAAATTTATTAACTCAAGTTTTTAGATTGTTTACTCAGTCAGATGTTGATGTAGGTTCAGCCTATGTCAATACATTTATGAGAATATTTAAGAAGCCTGAAGCAGGATTAATGATGGGTGCATTCCATCACATAGAAGGAATACATCAAGCAGCTTATAGTGCTCTATTGGATACTGTTGGCATGCCTGAAATAGAATACAAAGCTTTTTCAGAGTATGAAGAGATGGCTAATAAACATGAGTATATTCAAAAGTTTAGACCAACTCTTAAAGATAAGAAAGGAATAGCTAAAGCTCTCGCAGTCTTTTCAGCTTTTACAGAAGGACTACAATTATTTAGTAGCTTTGCAGTCTTGTTAAACTTCCCTCGCTTTGGTAAGATGAAGAACATGGGGCAAGTAATAGCC